TCTGGCATTTCGAAATCACTACCGAACAAACTCGCAATTGCATCTATCGCTGGTTTCAATACACGATTGTAAATATAATCGACTGGATTGTTGAGGTAATCAATATAGTTCCCTAATAAGGTTTTTAGAACTTGAATAGGATCAGGCATTTCAAGAGTGTCAAAAAACGTGAATAAAGAATCAATCTGGTCGCTAATAAATTTGGTAATACTAAAATAACCTTTCTCTGGTTCTGATGCAAACAAATTTTTCGCAAATTTTAGTATACCATCAAACATATCATTAAATGATACTTTTTCGTCAAGAAATTTCTCAAATTGTTCAAATCCTAATTTTCCAGCAATCCAAGAAACCCCCTGTTTCAACAAATCAAGGGGCACAATAAAGATTCCTTTAATCATCTTGATGAAACCACCAGCAAGACCATCTAGTAGTTTTTCCATAGTAGATCTGGTGTCACCCTCTCCTTTCGAAGCAAATCCTTCGATAAATCCAGACACAAAATCAAATATTGCAAATAATGGTAAGAGAAGTTTGGATCCAATGCCTTTTAAAATCGGCATGATCTTAGCAAACATTGAAGCAATTTTAGAAATTGTACCTGTTATACCTGTCAGCTGTCCAAAGATTTTAAATACACTGGTAAGTCCTGAAAAGAAATTTATAATAGGTTTAAGATACTTGCCTAAAGTAAAAGCAAAGGTTCCTATTTTACCCAATTCTTTCAACGGTTTTATAGTTTTCATTAAATTTGGCAAACCTAGCATGCCTGCTTTGAAAGCCTTCCTCAGAGTTTTGAAATAATCTGAAACTGCTTCAGGAATTTTTGCAAATTGTGCAATCGTTTTAGAGAGAAATACTGTACGGATATACTTGTCGATACCTAAAGCATAAGCAGCAATAGCACCTAATAATATATCACCAAATCCTATGTTTAAATCTTTCAAGTTGCCAAATAAATCATCTTTACCTGCTACACTACCAGCAACGTCTTTTACGTCTCTTTCTTGAGTTTTTAAATCTGCTTGCTCAGCAAACTTTCCTTTTAAAAAGAAAATAAGATCAGCAATATTCTTAGACAATACATTCAAAGAGTCACGAATACTATCAAACCCATCATTGAGAAGTTCAAGATGTTCTTTTTTATATTTGTTTTCTTGGCTAACAAAGTTTCCAGGAAACTGAATTACTGCAGCTCCACCACCACTAGGATTAGGATTAGGTAATGCCATTATTGATTTTCCAACCTCTGTTTTTCTTCTTCAAGATAATTCAATAACAACTGAACGTATATTTGCCTCTCGAAAGGAATCATGTTTTCCAACTCAGTCAATGAGTACTTATGATGTTGCATCATATTAAAATTAATGTAATATATGTTATACAACGAATCATGACTGAGTGCTACGTAAAAAAACTTTGCAATCCTTCCAGTGTAATCTTTTCATTCTTACCACATTGACTGCAAGTATATTCTACATCATATTTTAATTTTGGTAACGTGTTGAAAAAATTAACAATCGGTTCAAATTGCTCTTTTGTTAATTGTCCAACAAATTCTTGAAATTCCTCGTTTGTAAATTCATCATACACATCGTTCTCATCATAAACCATCTCGACACATTCATACATAATATTTAACATATTTTCAATTTCGTTTTCATTTTGTTGATACTTCATAAAGATAGAAGCGTTTGGATCACTTAACTTAATACCAATACCATTTCCGATATCAATCTTATATTCATGATTATCATCGAACTGAACATCAATCTGATCAACATCTATATGAACTTCAGTCAAATGTTTACAATCATCGTCGTTTGTGTGTCTAAGGTTTAAACTAATATTTTCACCAACAGACTTTGATCTTAGTTTTAAAAATAAATACTCCATATCATATGATGTAAGTTTATCAAACTCAATACCAGGTGTTAATATACAATTCTCAAGAATAGATTTCGTTGCGTTAAAAATATCTCTTTGTTGGCCGCTCTCAAGAGCCATGTATAAAATCTTTTCTTCTTTCACTAAGAACGGGCGAAACTTAATCGGTTCTTTTGTTGAAGGAATAACAGTTTCAAATTCAGGTGTAACTAACTTTGGTAAAGCCATTTTATAACTCCAATTCAATTATTAAAATCTAAGTGGGAACCCCGCTCTATTTAGAGCATCAAAAGATCTTCCTTTGATTTGGTTTGGTAGATTTTTAGCAGCATTAAACGCAGACAATACATTATCAGCATCAAAGGTGAATGATGTTTCAAGTCTTTCTTCAGTAAAGTATCTATATGCCATTGTGACGTTTTGTTTTTGTACGTCGGTCGTGCTCCAGTTTCCAGATAATGATGCAATCTGTTCTGGATAACAATCAACAAGACGAATAGCGTATGTTCTTTGCCCATTTGGATTCAGTTGATAAATTGTAAATCCTTGTTTGAGTACATACTGATCGTAGTAACCGATATCAAAGTTGGAACCGCCTGTTCTATGATTACCTGTAACACGATCTTGCCATTGCATGAAGAACTCACGCTCTCTTAAATCTGGGCTGAGAATAACAGAGAAATCGATATTAACATAGTTTGCAAGACTACCAATATTATATGGTGCACCGTAATCTTTGTAATCGATACGCGCAAGAGACCGCTGTGGGAAAGTCACAGAATCAATTCTAAACGACATTGATCTTGCACCACCAGTTCCTGTACCAAAGATACCACCAAGAAAATCACCAACAGCATCGGTAACAGTACCAACTGGATTCGAGAGAATCGAACCAAGAGATAATTGACTTGGTTCAAGAACATTACCAGATACTGGTGCTCCTGTAATCTCAACTTCGAAATCGCTTGTCTTAGCGATTCCGTTTTTGGTCATCTCTGCTTGGAATTGATTGACGTTAAATGCCATTAGATTAGTGCCCTGCTGTCTTTCCAGACTCTTTGTTTATTTGATTTAGCAAATCTTTCTGTTGGTAAGAATAATGCCATGTCCCATTCAACTGAATCAACAAGAATAAATCTGGATCGTACATGGTTGTTTAAATACTTTTTCAATGTTGGTTTAAACCATTTGTATTTTGCTGATGCTTTTAATATATCATAACTCAATTTTATTTTTGTATTCTCATCATATCTTGTATCACTCGCTATGCTATACAATGCATCCATTAGTTTTGCGCGTAACACTGGTGGTAAATAATGTAAGTTTAAACCAATAAAACCACCCTCTACATCTTTGACTTTAAAGATAAGAGGAAATCTATCATAGTATGGTAGAGTTTGTTTATGTTTTGGATCATAAAAAAACATATACATTCTACCAATACCATTTTGTCCAGGTATCATTCTACTTAGTGCGGCAGATCCACCTTCTCTTTGTGCAGCAGTAGCAACTATCCTGTTTGGCGTAATTTTAGTACCAGCTGCTTTATCTCTAAACCAACTACGAGAGGCATCAGTACGCGCTGGTATTTGCCCTGCTCTCACGCCTTGTGTTAGAATTTTATCAAAGATATATGCTACCAAGTCAAACTCCTTTTCATTATTTATATTAAATATTCAATTCTTTTTCTGTAAGTATAATGAACTTGTAGCCTCTATCTTTACACCATTCCAAAGCATAATCCCATTTGTACCGATTGATTGCATATGTCTTGACTTCTGTGATATATTTTTTTGTTTTTCGAGTTTGTATTTTTGGTTCCTTGACTTGATTCATTGGTTTAATTTCAACCACCCAAGTTTCCAAAACACCTTCAGCGGTTTTTATCTTGACAAGAAAATCTGGAAAATATCGATGGTACTTGCCATCAATTGGGTTTTTGTATGGAATAAAAAATTCCTCTGACTGCCACTGTATGACAGCCTCATTTAGATCACACCAGTTCGCAAACTTCCGTTCCCAACCACTTCTGTAAATAATATTGGTTGGGTCTCCTTTGTACTTGTTTGGGTTTCTGGGTTTAAATCTTCCTTGATCGTATTTCATTATAAATAATCAAAACCTGTTGTATAAGGATATTTATTCGATGGCAGAAGAAAATTTTGACGATTGGGGATTTGACGATATAACTCCAAAAGATGAATTAGAAGCAGCTTTAGCAGCAGGTGAAAAAAGTTTAATATATCCAAAAAATTTAGTTGAAATTGATCATTGGATGTGTTTCAGAGTAAACGCTCCTGTTTTACGTAAACAGGATGACTTTCCAATTAGTCAAGATAAGTTAAGAATATTTTTACCAATGCCTTTAAACTTACAAACACAATATGGTCAAACATATA